CTCATCTGGGTAATGCACGGAAATGATCCGGTTGCGGTGATTGATCACATTAACGGCAATACCACGGACAATCGAATTGAAAACTTGAGGGCATCCACTCATACAGAAAACATGTGCAACGCCAAGCGGTCAAGGCGCAACACGTCTGGAATAAAAGGCGTGTCGTGGAACAAGTCCTCAAGGAAATGGATAGGCTCCGTTTGGTACCAACAAAAAATGTACAAAACCCCTGCTTTTGAGATTAAGGAGCAGTGCGCTGAGGCCGTCAGGATGTTGCGACTGGAACTGCACGGAGAGTTTGCTTGTCATGGTTAGACCGCTCACCCCACTATCGAACAAGACTCGTGTGGCGGCTTGACACGGTGGTAATGTGGTAGAGCAGCGGTGCGCTAACACCCTGCCCCATGACCGCCGATTGGAGGATCGACGATGACTCAAGATTACCCGAAACCCATTGCACCACCGCCGGAGCTGGTGCAGCAGTGGGCAGACATGTTGGCTTCGCGCTCGGATGAAGCAGTATTCAGCCTTGCTGCCCAATGGGGCGCAGACCAGGAGCTGGAGGCGTGCTTGGACTTTGTTCAATACGAGGCTGACTGGGACACAGCAGAAAGGCTCCGCGCCGCCCGCCGCCCCAAGCCGCCGAGTTTGAAGGAGCAGGCGCTGGAAGTATTGGATGACGCCAAACTGGACGCAGCTCACTACAACATCCTTCTCCGCGCCTTGGAGCAACTTTCCGAATGACTGACTGCCAGTCCACGTTACTTTCTGCTGTTTTGATTGGTTTTATCGCTGCCTGGTACTTCAAATGACTGACCCCACCCTTTCCCCCACCGCGCAAGCGGTGCTGGATGCTTCTTCAGACGCCCCGGTTGGGGATGGATGGAACGCCGACCGACTAGCCATCGCCGCCGCCCTGCGAGCTGCTGCGGATCAGGTGGTGCCCAGTGATACAGTAGAACCTAGAAACTATTTGCCGATGGCAATGGAATGCCAGCGCATCCGCTCTGAACTACTCGCCATCGCCGCCGAGCTTGAAGCCCAGTAGTCATTCCAACTAAAACCTTTTTGTTGATGCCACCAAAATGGTCAACTACATAAACCCAAATCGTCCCACAGAGGACACCCCACTGTTAGAGCGAGTGCGCTGGGCCATAGGTAGCGCCGAAGTCGAGAGCTTTGACACGCTTGAGTGGACTGAGGAAGCCCAAGCTGCAATCCGCGTGGTGGCAGAGTGGCTGCGGGAGCAGTTCCCGAAAGCCGATTTCTATGCGGTTGAACTGGAAAACGAGGCTGAGTTAGACGACTTCCGCAAACCCTCGTAGTCGCTTCCCCTAAAGCGTCGGCATCTCGTACTCTTGAGTCGTGTTGCAATAGTGCTTCCAAATAACTTCTGAGCTATTTCCTGCCCATTTAGCCACTTGCGCTACGGGGATGCCCGCCTCGATCCACCTACTGATCGCAGTGTGACGCAGGTCATATGGCCGATAGCGATGGGAAGTGAGGCCAGCGGCGTACAGCTCTTTGGCTCTGTCGTAAAAGAAGGATTGAAAAGCGTAGCGATTGTACGGGAAAATGAAATCATTATCCCCTTCCATCGTGCTCAAAATTTCCAAGCACCTGCCATTTAATGGCACTGCTCGTTTTTTGTTTGTTTTTGTGCTGTTCTTAAGGCCGTGGGTGAGAGTGTAATTGCTGTGAACAAGGGCGCGATTGTCCTTAATGTCTTCCCATCGCAATGCCCTTACTTCACCTGTCCTCATGGCAGTTTGAAGCATGAATTCTGAATAGGCAGCCCAATTGTGCTTGTGTTGACGCGCCTCAAAGGCAGAGAGCAAAAGCGACACTTCATTGCGCGGTATAACAATGATTTCTTCGTCTGCCTGAGGGGGTTTTGGCATGCGAAAAGTGGTGATTGGATTTCGTTCTAGATAGCCAATATCCTCGCTTGAAGCCCACCGATAGAGCGACTTGATGTACATCGCAACTCGCCGCGTGCTTTTTACTGGACTTTGCGACAACACCCATGTCATAACTTGCCGTCCTTCTTTTAAGTCGGTTATGGGGCATCGTTCAATCCATTTGCTCACCTGCTTGTAATCGGCCTCAAACGTGGTCGGGTGGACAACGGTACTTCGTTCCTGCTTGAACTCGAGCCAAGCCTGCTGAAGGGTTTTATGCATGGGATGGGAGGCATCAAGGCCAGGGTATAATACACTGAGACTTCCCGCTCCAGCACTTGTGTTCCTTCTTGACGGCAAACCCTTGGCCCCAGACGTGGCCTTTGTGCACGACCAAATTCAGTATCCCGCCAACTGGCTGAGGCTGAGCAGTCCAGAGGAGCGTGCGGCCATTGGCATCACTGAAGTCCCCGACCCGCCGACCTGGGACCAGCGCTTCTACTTTGGCTACGACGCCGACGGCAAACTGATCCCGAAGGACCACACGCAACTGGTCGAGCAGTGGACGCAGCAGACGCGCACCACAGCAAACACACTGTTGGCCCCTACGGACTGGATCATCATCCGCGAAGCTGACAACGGCAAAGCTGCTGACCCACTGCTTAAGACTTGGCGCGAGGACATCCGCCTAGCTACCGGCGTGAAGGTGCGTGTGATTCGTGACACCCTTGACACCACTGATCTCGCTGCCTACATCACTGGCGCCAACTACCCCGTGTGGCCTGCTGATCCTTACGCGCCACAGCCAGTTTCAGAGTCGAACGACGACACTATGATGTTTTCGAATAGTACTACCAGCGGCTTCTAATGGCAGTAAAGGCAAAAGCGGGCGCCTCGAGCTCAAAACGGATTATTATCAGTCAGCCCAAAACCACCAGACAAGGCAACGGCAAAAATAGCAAGCCAAGCCACGGTCGAAAACTAAGGATTGGCCAGGGCAAGCGTTAATTGACCTATCAGGACAAGGAGGCTACCATGACGGGGCCTCCTTTTTCATGCAATGGCACTGGTCAACACAATTTCCTTTTCCCATCGTTTTTCTGATGATGGAGTTTGCCACGATACTTGTTCGTATCAAGAAATCAATCACGTTTACAGTGCCGATGCCGCTCCTGCAGTGGCAAGGGCTTTCTATCAGTTCATGATGGCTTGCGGCTACGCACCACAGAGTGTTTCTGACGCCATGATTTCGATTGCCACGGAATACGATGAGGCTTATGGAAACCAGAAAGATTAGGATAGAGGGAAATGAGGATGAATCGTGGGACAAGTTGTAAAGGGTGGAGAGCAGTTTGAAACTCACATTCTTGCTGACTATCGAGGCCAACTTGTTCAAAGTGGCGTAGATAGTGGCGCCGTCGATGCCTTTGGAAGACAGCGTACAAGCAGTCCTTATACGCTGTTTGACAGCACGATGCGTTACGACAAGCGCCCTGATCAATGGTTCGACAGCATTGTTGGCAGTGGCACTTCTACCTTCTTGACAAATGAAAGCAGCGTGGCGATGACAGTCACCACGGCTTCTGGCGATACAGTTCTTCGCCGCACCAAGCAAAATTTCCCCTATCAAGCGGGCAAGAGTATGATGCTTTTGCAAAGTTTTGCCGGCGCTCCATTGGCTTCTGGACTTATTCAAGAGGCTGGTTTGTTTAATGATCAAAATGGAGTGATGGTTCGAGCTAGTGGAACCACGGTTCAGTTTGTCATTAGAAGCTATTCTTCTGGCGCAGTGGTTGAAAATGTCGTTAATCAATCATCCTGGAACATAAATACACTGAGCTCCCTTGATTTTTCAAAAGCGCAAATCTTTGCTGCTGACTTGGAGTGGCTTGGCGTTGGACGTGTGAGGTGTGGGTTTGTTGTCAATGGAGAAGTGACTTACTGCCACGAATTTGAGCATTTTAATGCGCTCGATAGCGTTTATATGACAACTGCCATTTTGCCATTGTCATACCGAATTTACAATGCAACTGCTCAAGCCTCTGGCGCGACGATGAAGCAGATTTGCTGCAGTGTCCTTAGCGAAGGAGGCTACGAACCGGACGGCGCAATTTATTCTGTTAGCCATGATCTTGCGACTGTTCCTAATGCGTCTGGCGAAAGAATTACAGCAGGCATTCGAATGGCTAGCGGTCGCACTGGGAATGTAATCTTGCCAGTTCGCATTTCAACGACTACCGCCTCCAGTGACGTGGTGCTATGGCGCTTGCGTCTCAACCCCACCCTTTCAGGCGTTACGTGGACAGCGGCAAGCAATGGCCGTGGAAATGTAGAAGTGACGACAAGCGGCACTGCTACGGGAGGCACGGTTATCGACTCTGGCTTCGTCAGCCAAGGCAGTGCCAATAACTATGCAGTGGCAGAGGCCATTCGTCTTGCCCTCGGACAAAATGCTTCTGGAGTGAGTGACACTCTTATTTTGACTGTTGACAGTTCTGTCAGCGCCAAAGCCTTGGGCATGATTGGCTGGGTGGAAGTAGTATAGAAAGCACTTTCGCGAACCATCGCCTTGGAACTAGGTTTTAGGGAAAGCCAGCAAGAAGCGCTTGCCGAAATCTTGCAAGAGCTAATGACAGATGCAGATTGTGCGGATGCCTGTTACGAAACGATTGTCGCGGCCATTGATTCGTGGTTAAATTATCACGAGAAGGAATTGCGGAAATGGATCGCCTTGAGGGACAAGATGATTTAATTGCCAGCGACGGGAAACGGTCTCTTGGTGATTTCTTGAACTCGCCTGAATTGAAAAAGCTTCAAGAATCCTTTGCGGCTTTTGAACGAAGTCAACAAGCAAGCGATGATGCTTGGTGGGACAGCTTGGACTACGAAAGCCGGGCAAGGGCTTTCCGGCAGATTGCAAAACTGATGTATCGCGCCGAAGTGGAAGATCGCGGTTCTTATCGATGGGCCGTTTATGACGTGTTTGGGCTGGAATATGGCGATGGACTTGCGCACTATATGGCGCTGCACAACCTCATTGGGATGGGTCTTGATTCTCGAGCGTCCAAGTGATGCGGAGTTCCGCGCCAAGGGCCTTGATCGCCTCGCTGGCATCGTCTGGCGCTTCGTGGACGATCATCACGCTTGGCACCACTGCGTCGGGCAACGGCGTCACAGTGGCCCTCGGGAAAAGCTCTTGAGCTTTGGCGGCAAGAGTTTCTGAGCGATGCTCTCGCTCTTCTTTCTCCCATTGCTCGATCAATACTGCAGCCTGCTTATCAACGGCCTGTAACGTCGTTTGCGTTTTCCATTCCACCCACGC